AGGTTCAGGATGTGTTCGCATGGCCATCCATGACAGATACATTTGGACTTGTGGTACTAGAAGCAATGGCGTCTGGTCTGCCTGTAGCAGCATTTGATAATGATGTGAACAGACATATCATAGATATCAAATCAGGTTATCTTACAAAAGATAATCTAGAAGTGGCTATCACAGGCGCTTACCTGTTGAAACGAGAAGATGCAGTAGCAAGAGCAAAGCAGTTCTCATGGGAAGCAGCAACTAATCAATTTGTAGAAAATTTGGTATGAATGAACTTGACGAAATTTTACTGGAACAGTTACACTCAGCAAGAAGAAGAATAAGATTGATAAAGAGATTGAAAAAACTCTTGAAGAATGATAAGGGTCTTATCGAAGGAGAGAAACTTGTTGAAAAGAAAATTAGATTTTTTGAATCAATGATAGAAGACAAATCATTGTTGAAGAAAAAAGTTAAAAAGAAAAAACAAAAAGAGTCGGACTTACTCGCAAGGAATCCTGTATATGAATGGTATAGAAATGTATTTTTGTTCACAACAGTTGGTTACAAGATTGTTTGGGATTCGCTCACCGGGTATATGTCCTTTTTCAAGAAGGATAAGGAGTAAATGGCAGGAGATAGAGCGGCCATATTTGGTCAGTTTATTGAACAGTTAGTCGAAAGCGATGTTGGTGTTCTAGAACGAGAAGAAACATATAGGGTTCTATTAGAAGTTCTAGAGGAGTTTGAGATCAAAGGTATGGAGGGTTATCTAAACATAGATCCCGCCTTTGATGAAGTCTGGAATGATAGATATCCGCCAGAGGTAGAAGCCTACGAAGACTAATATATAGTTGTATGACATGGACATACAACAAAGAACCTCTCACTGAAATACCAGGTGGATATGTGGCGTTTGTTTATCTAATAACAAACACTGTCACTGGTAAAAAGTATATTGGCAAGAAACTGTTTAAGTTTACTCGCAGCACCAAGAAAAAGGGCAAGCGAGTAAAAAAACAGGTTGATTCAGATTGGCTTGATTACTATGGTTCCAACAAAGAACTCCTTTCGCATGTTGATCTATTCGGCAAAGAAAAGTTCACAAGAGAAATCCTCTATCTATGTAAGAGCAAAGGTGAGGCTTCGTATGTGGAAGCGAAGGAACAGTTTGACCGAGATGCTTTGATTTCCGAGGAATACTATAACGAATGGATTATGGTTCGAGTAAGGAAATCTCACATCAAAAAATCTCTTGACATTCCTAAATGATCCTGTTATAGTATAAAGAATGAGGTGTGTATGGCTATCGTAATGTATTCCAAAAATGAATGTTCCTTCTGCGACAAGGCAAGGGAACTCCTAAGATCACAGGGAAAGTTCTTTATTGAATATAAACTCGATAGGGATTTTTCCCGTGAGACTATCAAGGCATTATATCCTAGTGCCAAAACTTTTCCTGTAATCACTATTGACAGTCGTTACATTGGCGGTTATAATGAACTTTCCAAACTACATGAGGAAGGGAAACTATGATTGATAAGTATGCTCTAAAGGAAGACTTAAAGAACGGTGTTGTTACCGTTGTCTTTGAGAAGAAAGATGGAACGGAACGCACTATGCGGGCAACCCTATCTGATTTATATGTTCCGCAGGTACTATCTGAATATGATGGACAGGTAGCAAAGCCTGCTCGGCAGTTGAATGATGATGTTCAATCCGTATGGGATATTGACGCAGGTGGCTGGCGCTCCTTTCGTTATGATTCCGTGAAAACACTATTGAAGGAGTAAGTATGGCACATCCACATAAGAATAGACCTCGCAAGGGTCGTCGTAAGATTGGTTCATCTAAACGAAAAGCCCGTCGTCTCAAGGGAAGAAAGAAGAAGTAATGCCTATTAATCTACCAGAAGGAATCCATAGAATGAAGGGTCTAGATAAAGCTAAGATTATCAATGTGTCTGCCACTTCTGATGGTCTCGATTTCATGGATGGTCTTGCGTTACTATTGATTGGTCTAAAACTGACTGACCATCTCGCCACCTGGACCTGGGTCGAGGTGCTTGCTCCTCTTTGGGGACCATTCATGCTATCATGGTTCTGGCGTCTAGTAAAAAGTTCCTTTTTTAACGATGATGAGGATGAAGAATAATGTCAGTTGATAACGGAATCTATGTTCTATTCACGGATCCTGAAAAGGGTCCTGAGTATCGTGTCGCCTATTCGCATTCCATTGGAAACATCTATGGTGACTGGAATGCTGACAAGGCATTATATGAAGGAAATCTTTCCGCTATCAAGGAAACGTTTGGTGAAAGCCAAGTATTTCATACACTTGGAGAGGCTATTGACTTTGCCGAAACCCTAGAGTATGATATAGGAGAAACTGAGGATGGAATCTGTGTGATCAAAGACTTCAAGGACTATGGGTATATATTCGAGTAACATGGCAACTATCAAGATTATAGGTACAGCAAAAAAGGTTCATACTAGATCAATTCGATCCGCAGCGAACTTTTTTTGTGATCACCTCTTGAAACGCCTAAGTAAGACTGTCTATATTGAAATCAAACTCAAGAAAAATCTATATAAGAATACTAGATGTTTTGGTTTCGCCACATGGACAGATGACGAAGCAAGGAACCATCGTAGGTTCGAAATAGAAATGGATGCAGACCTTGGACCTGTATTCCTATTTCGAACCCTGGCACATGAACTTGTTCACGTTAGGCAGTATGCTAGAAAACAACTTATAGATATGCAGTATGGTAGTTATCAGAAATGGCATGGTGTTATGTTCAATGAACACATGGTCGAATATAAGAAACTACCATGGGAAATAGAAGCAACACAACTAGAAAAAGAACTCTACAATCTCTGGAAAGAACATCTTGAAAGACAAGGAGAAAAAGGTGAAAAAGTCGGCTACCGTAAGACGACCTAAGTTTGCAGATGAAAAATATCTGGGTCCTGAGCCCACAGTCACCGAAGATGCCACGCAGGGCGATATGGCCAGAGCATACACATGGTTCAACTATTTCTATAATAGTGAGGACGCCAAGAACTTCACAATCTCCTACCTTAAGCATATCAAATATAACAAAGACATCATCACAAAACTCTCCAAAGTAAATGCCATTAATCTTCATAACATCGGTTGGAACTTTCGCTTGCTCCACAATGGTAGCGATTTACCTAACGGTGTGTGGGATCGTTGCATTACCAGAGTCAACGAATTGGCTGCAAATGTTGCAGATGACACTGAACAAGTCACTGAACAAGTCATCAAGGTCGTATCGATACAAGACCGTATTAACAATAAGGCATCCGACTTGATCGGTGAGTTAGAGGAACAACTGGATGTCTTCTTTCAAGAAGGAGTTATTCAGTTCGATGTTAAGAAGTGGTCCCTTGAGAAGGGAATTAAACCGCAAATTGCGAAGAGGATTGCAGAACACTTCCGTCCTCAATACGAAGAAATCACCGAAGCCCAAGCAGGTAAAGACCCAGACCTTGTGGAAGCGTATAAGGGTTGGCGTAAGCCAGTTCTTAAAATCATGGCGCTTTTCATCAAGCGAATAATCGATCATATGGTAGAACTGGATTCCGCTGGTCAGACTATTCGTAAGCCACGTAAGAAAAAGGTAAAGCCAGCGAGTGTGCTGGTTGCTAAGATGAACTATCTGACTGGCAATGATGAATACAAGAGTGTCGATCCTAAGGAGATTATTGGTGCTTCGCAACTTTGGGTTTTCAATGCTAAAACTCGCAATCTTTCTGTGTATAATGCCGTGGGTCATTCGGGCCTTTCTGTCCGAGGGTCTACGCTTACAGGATTTGACGAGACAACTTCGATTACAAAGAAACTCCGTAAACCAGAAGCGGTGATTAAACCTCTTCTCGAAGGCGGTAAAATCTATCTTCGTAAGGTGATGGAGAATATCAAGACCGCAGAACAAAAAGCAACTGGTCGTATCAATGTCGATACGATTCTATTGAGAGTAGTAAAATGACCATACATGACGCTATATGGCTATGGATCTATACAGGTATGGTAGTAGGAGCAGCATCATTGTTGCTTCTACTATATCTAATGTTATTCAACAATAAGGAATAGACAATGGAATATGATGATGTGAGAAAACAATATAGACAACTGAATGATGTGTGTCCAGATGTTCTAACGTTTTTCAATCACGGTTACTCTTCTGATAACAATTTGTATGGACTTGATTCAGACTATTTCAATGGTTATCAGAAGTCTTTATATCATCATCTTCTAAGCAATTTGGTAACAGAGAATAAGAATATTCTAGATATAGGTTGTGGTCGTGGTGGTTCAGTAAATCTGTTCAAAACACATAACTATGCCTTTGCTGACGCAACTGGTATTGATATAAGCGAAGATAATATCTCCTTCGCACAAAGAGTTTATCCAAACAATTCATATGTCTGTATGGATGCTCATAGTCTGATGTTTAACAATTCCACATTCGATATCGTAACAAACGTGGAATCATCTCATTGTTACTCTGATCCAAAATTGTTTCTGACGGAAGTTCGGCGTGTTTTGGCATCGGATGGCGTCTTTGTGATGGCGGATACGGATGTCTTTATCGAAAAGTATCTACCAACAAGTCACTGTCCATTTTTCTATATCGATAGAGAAGATATCACATCGAATGTGTTTGAAGCATGTATTAAGATGGGAGAAAGATTTCTTACCATGGAAAGTTCTCCTTTTCGAGACAATATGCTGTATATAACAGAGAAGGCCGCTCATTACTATGCTAACAGGATATGGACTTATGTAAAATATACCTGTTATAATGACAAGAGCGTTTTTAAGGAAAACCTATGACAGATAAAGTAATCGAGTTTCCAAAGCACAAGGTCGTTAGAGAAGTTCCGGAAGAGCATAAGATTGCACGACAAGCAAAGGCAGATCAA